GGCGCGTTGCTGGTCGGGGCGCGCTTGACCCAAGGTCAGCGCCTTCAGCGCCTCGCCCGCAGCCTGCGGCACCTCCATCGCCACCTCGGCGTCGAGATCCTTCAGCGAGTTCATCTTTCATTCGGGTCGTAGACGACGCCTCTGTCGAGAGCGTCGGCTTTGCCGATTGCGGTACGCGCTTCATCAAATAGCGTCCGCACCTCATCGGACAGTGCCGTCAGCATATTATTGTCGTCTTCGATCAAGCAGAACGCGTCGTAAAGTTGCGGTGCAACCGAAATCAGGGCCGCCCATCTCGGTTCCCAAAGCAGTCGTCGAGCGATTGTACAGACCAGTTGGCCATCGGCATCGACGACAGAGCTTCTGGTGGTTTTCCAGGGTATCCGTGCGGCATCGGTCTCGATCTTCGGATCTACTGTTTTCATGTCGGCCCGTAGGCAAAGGACTGGTCGGCGGCGGCCCCTGGCGACTGGCCGAAGGCGCCCTGCAACTTGGCGGCGGCGTCGGCCCCGGTGTGGACGATGTCGGCGGCCTGGCCGGCCTGCTGCAGGGCGCCGACGATGTTGCCCTGCTGGGCCGCCTGGGCTTGCTCCTGCGCCTTCTTCTGCATGGCCTGGTCGAGGTCGACGAGCCAGCGCGCCGGCGCGCCCGAGCCGCGGATCGCGTCCTGGATCATCTGCTCCATGTCGGCGACGAGCGCCATCGCCGGGTCGGCCTGCTTGCCGCCCGCCAGGAGGCCGAGTGCGGTCGTCGCCTGCGCCACCTTGGCTTTCTCGACGGCGTCCTGCAGCGGGTTGGAGAATTCGAAGGAGAGGGTGCGGCCGCTGAGCTGGGGCGGCCATTCCTGCATCGGGCCGAACGAGCCGATCTCCAGCATGACCTCGAAGGCGCCGTCGAGCATCGCCTCGGTGTCGGCCTCCCACGGCTCGAACAAGGGTATGTTGGCGCGCACGAACTCCTCGACCAATTGCGCCGTCTCGTAGGCCGTCTTGGCCTGCCCCGGCAGGGTGAGCTTGGTCAGGTACCACTCGTCGCGCATCGCCTGCAGCGCCATCTGCTTCATCTCGATGCCCGAGGGCGGGTTGGTGCGCGGCGCCAGGAGCTCGATCGCGGGTCCCAGCTTCTCGTCGTAATCGGCTTTGACCCAGGTCACCCCGCCGCCGTAATTGTTGACCTCGCCGACGATGGCCCCCTGGGTCGCCTTGACCGGCGGGTCGAGCGCCTTCTCGCCGGCCTCGAGCAGCACGCGGGCGAGCACCTGCATGCCGCGCGCGTCGCTGAGCGAAGTGAGCGCCGCGGGCGAGACGGCGTACTGCGTGCCGCTGATCGTCTCCCAGCGCGCCACGCGATAAGGGAAGCGGGAGGAGGCGCGCTCGCGCAGGATCGTCTTGTGCTGCGAGTCGTAATAGATCGAGGCCCACTTGCCGGCGCCGCCGCCCTCTTTCTTGTAGTAGTCGTACTCACTGCCCAGCATGATGATGTGGCAGAGCCGGAACTCCTTGTCCGGGTCGTCGTCCAGCGCCGCCTCGATCTCGGCGTGCAGGTCGGCCTTGGGGAAGAGCTCCTTGATGTGGCGGGCCGAACACTTGAAGCGGCGCGCCAGAAAATCCTGGGTGACGCCGGTCGGATCGTCGAGCCACACGCAGTCGCGTAGGTGCCAGGTGCGGAAGATCGGGCGCAATGTGCCTTCCTCGTCGCGCCCGCGCTCGCAGGAATGCACCGCATTGCCAAACGTCACCAGATCGTTGTCGGCCTCTTTCATGGCGCGGACAAAGCCGGAGCGGCGCTGGTAGAGCACGGTGCGGGCGCGCTCGTTGACCCAGTCGAGGTGGCGGGCGATGGGAGCGCTCTCGGCCAGCTGCTTGTTGAGGAGGGTCGCCTTGAACCATTGCTGGCCGCGCGGGCGCAGCATCGAGGCCCGTGCATTGGCGAGGTCGCGGCGCGCCAATACCGGGGCGCTGTCGAAAATGTCCTCGGCGTATTCCTCGCCGAGACAGCGTGTGACCGTGAAGTCGGCGCGCCACGGGTAGAAATTATAGGCGAGCTCCTGGTTCAAGGCGTCGAGGTTGGTTTTTTTCTTGAAAAGCCGCTCCTCGCGCTTGGCCAGCTCCTTGGCATTCTCGTCGCCGGAAACCGCCATCCATCGTCGCCCTGCTCAGGCGACGCCCGTCTTGTCGGTGGAGTAGTCTTCTTGCGCGCTGAGCGTCGTCGAGGCGCGTCCCGAACGCCCGGCGGCGCGCAGCAATTGACGGCGCCGCTCGGCGAGAATCGCCGGGTCCTCGGGGTCGGGCAGCGGCACGGGCTTGATCGGCTCGGGTGCGGGAGCTGCGGCGGGGGCGCCGCCGCCGCCAAACATGCCCATCGCTGCGGGGGCAAGAGCCCCACTCCCGGCCAGCCGCTCGAGCGCGGCGAAGAGTGGTGAGGGTTTGGCTGTCATCAGATTCCCCGTCTTTGCGGGACCGGGCGGATGCGCGCGATCTCGCGTTGGCGCCAGAGTTGGTTGAAGAGCGCCTCGTCGCGTTGCTTCTCGCCCAATGTGGCTAACGTCTCTTGGCGTGCTGCCGATTCGGTACGCTGCTGTGCTTCGGATAGAGGTAGCTTTTCCCCTTCTGAGAAACCGGGCGCCTTGGTTACATCTTGGATCTCTTCTGGAGAAGATTTATTCAACCAATACTCGAGTGCGTTCGAGCGGCGTTGTTCGTAACCCGTCCCTCCCGGCTTGTCCCACCCCCCTCCTCCCGAGGTCGGTCCCGAATCCGGCCCGATCGCCTCGACCGCCCGCAGCACGCCATTGGCGCCATTCGGGGCAGCAGGCGGCGGGACCATGCCGGGCAGTAGCGGGACAGGCTGGGCCGGAGCCGGCACGGGTGGGCCGCCGCCCATCACCGTCCTTTCCTCGGCTTCAGATTGAGCTCGAGCGAGCCGGGGGTGCCCCCGGCCGCGCGATAGCGCTCGGTATCTCTTTCCAAGGCGCCGTGCATCCACTCGTATCTGAGATCGGCCTGCTGGGGCGTGGCGTAGGATGGCCACTTGTCCCAGCCCGCCTTGGCGGCCCGCTCGGTGGCCTCGTCCACGGTCAGCGCCTTGCCGTCCCACACGGTGGGGATGTTGTAGTAGCGGCCGCCCGGCCCATCGACGACGGCTTGCAGGACCGTGCTGACGTCGTCGCCTGACGGCGAGATCACCTTGCCTGGGCCGTACAGGTTGTCGAGGTGATGCTGGACGAGGTTCTGCTCTTGCGGGGTGAGCGTATTGCCGGCCGACACGGCAGAAGGGATCCCACTCTGCAACACCGGTTGCTGATCCCCGTCGGCGGTCTGCAGCGTGCCATCGGCGAGCGCGCGGCGCATGCTGGGCAGCTCGGTCATTGGCACGGGTGGGCCGCCGCCCATCAGCCGTAATTCGCCGTCGCCAGCGTCAAGAGCGGGTAGGTGCGGCCCTCGACCTCGAGGCACACGACAAACGGCGTCTTGGCGGTGTCGGTGATGCTGAGGATGAACAGCCCGGCGACGGTGGTCTGGATGTTCCACGCCTTCTTCGCGACGAGGTCGGTCCCGATAATGACGCCGCTGGCTCCGGCGACCGTGGCTCCCGTGGCGGTGACGGCGGTGAACCCGGCCCCGGTCGCGGCATCGCTGAGCCACAGCATGCAGTTGAAGGGTCCGGGCTTGCCGTCGACCCGGGTGACGCTCACGCTGACGAGGGTCACGCCGGCGCTGCCCGGTGCTGCGGCAACAGCCGCGCGCAATGCCGGGCGTTCGGCGGGAATCAGAGCTTCAGCCATGATGGTATGTTCCTCGGTTCGAGCCCCTCTGGTGCATCATTCCCCAGCGCCGCTTGGCGCCGGGGTAGCCGACATTGGCGCGGGTCTGCAGGTTGATGATGTTGTCGATGTTGTCGGGCACGTTGATGAACTCCAGCCCGCGGCCGAGCAGCGAGCAGGCGTCGACCTTGTCGTCGTGCATGCCGGCGGGAAAGCGCAGCAGCTGGCCGATCACGTCGGAGCGCCATGCCGCCCCGCGTTTGGGAAAGAACACCTTGCCGTTGGCGACGAGCGCCTGGAAGGCGCGGCAGCGCGTCCCCTTGTCGTGGATCGAGGGCAGCCATTCGAGCCGGCAGAAGGCGCCGCGCTCGTCCATCCGGCGCAACAGAAACGGCTCGATGGCGCGGCGGATCGGGCCGGCCTCGCCAAACCAGCAGCTGGGTTTCCAGCGCTGGATGAGGCCGCACTGCACCTCGATCCAGGTATCGGCGCTTTCCTGTCCCGACCACCAGTCGAGGACGTAGAGGTTGCGGTTGCCGTCGACCCCAAAGATCGCGTGCTCGGTGAAGTCGCCCGCCCGCTCGGTCACCGCGTAGTCCGAAGCTGCGTAAATGCGCAGGTTGGCGGGCGCCAGCTCGTAGTCGCGGAACCAGTCGCGCTGGAAGTAGTCGCCGTCCTCGCCTGCCGGCTCCTGCTGGTAGAGCGCGTTCCAGGAGCGCGCGTCGCGCTTGGCGTCGGCGACCATCTCATCGGTGAACCATTCGGGCCACAGCCGCTCCCCCGGCTTGCGGCCGAGCACATCGTTTGCGCCGGCCTCCATCGGCAGGCGGATGACCTCCCAGCGCGAGCCTTCCATCTGGAGGATGCGGCCGGCGAGGTCGTCCTCGTGCCAGCGCGTCTGGACCAATATCTGGCGGCCCTCGGGCTTGAGACGGGTCAAGAGGTCGTTGATGTAAATGTCCCACGTCTTGTCCCGAATACGCTGGCTGTCGGCCTCTTCTCTACCTTTTACAGGATCATCGACCAATAAAACGTCGGCTCTTCGGCCAGTTACACTACCATTGAACCCGACCGCGTAGTATTCGCCGCCGCGTGCCGTGTCCCAGCGCCCGGCAGCGCCACTGTCCTTGGCGACGCCGAACCCAAAGACCGCCTGGTGTTGGCCCGAGGCGAAGAGGTTGCGGGCGCGACGACCGAAGCGACTGGTAAGCTCTTCGGTGTGCGAGGCGGCGATCATGCTGTTGGTCGGGTTCTTGCCCAGGTACCAGGCGGGGAACACAACCGAGGTGTACGAGCTTTTCCCGGCGCCCGGCGGCATGAACACCATCAGCCGGTCGAGCGTGCCGCGGGTGATCTCCTCGAGGCCCTCGATCAGCAATTGGTGGTGCGCTGCCGGGCGGAAGCTCAGGCCCATGTAATGGATGTAGGCCGCCATGCCGGCGCGCGCTCGCGAGCGCATCAGCGGGTCGAGCCGGCTGGCGACGGTCAGCCGCTGATGATCCTTCAGCTTTTTGAGCGAGGCGGTCAGCATCGCCAACTGCTCGGGCTCGGCGAGCTCGGCGAAATTCTGGGGCAGGCCCAAGAGCGGCACCACACCCTTGAGGTAAGCGCGGCGGTCGTCGGGCATCAGGGCAGCGCGCTCATGGCGGCAGGCTCGTGATGCTGCCGCCCGAGGTGTAGGTGCCTTGATAAGCCAAATCGACCAGATCCATGTGGGTGGAGTCGACTACGATGACGCTCGTCGTCTTGAACTCGCCCGGCCCGATGCCGCAGAGCGAGCACGTCGCACCCCCGACCAGCACCGATTGCCCGCTGACGAACCCGGTGGTGGAATTGACGGTCACCCGGGGAGCGGCCGGGCTGCCGCCGTTCGAAGCCGCTCCGGTGACGGCGGCATAGGCGGGACCAGCCGAATTCGCGCGGCCGGTGATGGTGTTGAACGAGGAAGTCGCGGCGCTGAGGATGTTGAGCGTGTTGCTGCGGAACAGGTTGGACGAAGCGATCATATCGTTGACATTGGCGCGCAGATCCAGCCCGTATTGCAGCCCGAAGAAGCCGTTGCCGCTGATGATGGTGCCCATCAGGCCGGCATCGGTGGGGAACAGCACGATCCCGGTGCCGGAGCCGCCGAGCGGCAGCCCGGTGAAGTAGTTGCCGGTGATGACCGTGCCTTCGGGCGGGGCGTTTTCCATGATCACGCCGGAGCCGTTTGCCGGGACGTAAAACAGGTTGTTCGCCAGCATCAGCTGCTGGACTTTGGCATTGAGGTAAAGGCTGATCGTATTGTTGAACTGCGAGCCGGTCACCAGCAGCCCGGAATTGCCGATCCCGCCGGAAGGCACGGCGACAGCGGTAAAGTTGCCGGTGAAATTCGACTGCATGATGTTGACGCCCTGCACCCAGGGCAGGATCCGCACACCGTTCTCGACCCATTGGATGTTGGCGCGGTCGATGTTGAAGACGACCGGGAGCATCGTGCTGCTGCCGCCTTCGAGAACGATCCCGTCGCCGGCTCCGCCGCCTGGTTCGGGATTGGTGCGGGCCGAGCCGGGCGGCGGGGTCGGGCCATAGACCATCACCCCGACAAAATCCCACACGCTGTCGTTGTATATCCAGATCCCTCTCTTCCAGCTTTTGGTGGTGGTCGACGGCGCGCCGGTGCCGCCCATCGTGTAGGCATCGTCGGCGCGGAAGGTCACGCGCGTTATGTCGTTGCTGGCGAACCCGGCCTGCACGGTGGCGCCGACGCTGCCCTTGGTCTGGCTGACGGCAATCGCATAATCGGCATTGTGCGTGCCGGTGGTCATCGTCAGATCGCTGATGTGGACGCTCTGGTCGAGCTCGGTCTTGGTGATCGCCAATGCCGTGCCGACCGTGGCAGGCCAATGCAGCACCGTCAAATCCTGGCCTTGGCCGCGGATCGCCAGCCCCTGCAAATGGCCGGTGAAGGCATAGGTGAGCGGGCTGTTGAAACGGAAGATCCCGGCCGGGAAGGCGATGCACCGCGAGGCCGCCTTGGCGGCGTTCCATGCCGGCGTGTTGTCGGTGGCGTCGTCGGGCACCGCGCCATAAGCCAGAATATTCGCGCAGGTCGGGCCGGAGGCCACGCCGGGGGTGGCGATCGGCTGGCCGTTGAGCTGGAGGACGAGGTGATGGTTGGGCTCGCCGTTCAGGCTGTCGACCGACAGGACGCCGTTGCCGGAGGCATCGTGCCCGATGCAGATCTGGGCATAGGGGCCGCCGGTCGGCGCCGAGTTGGAGCAGAAGCCGAGCTGGCCCCAATCGGTGACGCTGAACGGGTTGGCGCCGACCCCGTTGTTGTCGCCGGCGATGCCGCCGGAATTGCGGATCTCCCCGTTGCGCTGAAATTTCGGCAGGTCGTTCTGCAGGGCCGTGCCCATCTGGTAGACCGGCACGCTCTGGGCTGCTGCGGCGCAGGGCAGCAGCGTCAGCAGCAGAGCGGCGCTCAGCGCCCGGCGCGCAGGGTGCGGTATCGTCTCGCCCTCGGAGCGGGGTTGCGGGGCGGGGTGTTGAAAACCGGCGGTGCGATCGGCGGGGGCGCGGTCGGAGGCGGCCCCGGCGGGGCTCCGCCGGGAGCGCCATCGGGGACGCCACCAGGGGGTGTTGGCGCCATCGGGGGCGCCATCGGGGGCGCCATCGGGCCGGGCGGCCCTCCTGGTGGTGCTGCCATCAGGGCCTGCGCCACCAGAGCCCGCTCGGCCCGGGCGCGTGCCCCGTTCTTGACCCGTCCTCTCATGTCCCGAATCCCGGCTCTGGCTGGGTTGTGCTTTCAGCGTCCCCGTTCTCGACCCGTGGGACGGGTGCCGGCTCAGGCGCACGCCTGGGCTTCTTCTCGTGCTCGCCCTTGAGCAATTCGAGGATCGAGGCGGCGACGCGCGCCGGGTCGGTGTCCTCGATCAGCGGCTTGCCGTCGGCCCCGGTGATCTCCTTCCGGTCCTGGTAGTCGTCGGGGCCGGCGTTGCGCAAGAGGAACATCAGGAGCGTCGCCTGGCCGCCGGTGCCGCCCTCCACCAGGATGTTGCGCATCTGGGTCTCGAACCATTCGATGCGCGCCGCCCGGGCGCGGGCCATCGCGTCGGCGAATTCAGGATGGCGGTTGGCCCAGTCGTAGATCGACTGACGCGAGATGCCGAGCTTGCCAGCGAACCCGGCCGGGCTATAGCCCTGCTGGCACGCTCTGATCAGCTGCTCGCCGTATTCCTCGCGGTATTTTGTCTCAGGCATGGCGGCGGGCTCGGCCCCGGCGTTTTCACATGACTGACTGTATCGTGTGGAGGTATTTTGGCCGCACGTCAAGATGTTGAGTTGAAAACCCTAGCCGGAAGGTAGGAGAATGACCGACCTGGAAGTCATCGATGCCGTTCGCCGCCACATGCTCGGCATCGAGCACGAACTGCTCGGCGACCCGCCCTGCGCCGCGACTCAATGGGTCTGGGCAATGGGCGAATATACCAAGGAAATGGCGGCTTCTTTCAGCACGCCGGCGACCGCACCCCCGGTCAACCGCGATGTGCCGCACCTCAGCGGGACCGGAACCGTCGCCGAGACCCTCACGGTCACGCTGGGAAACTGGGAAGGCGAGCCGACGGATTACAGCTTCGCCTGGAAACGCGATGGCGAGACCGTCGGCAGCAACGCCGTCACTTATCGCGTCGATACCGCGGATGCCGGGCACTCCATCACTTGCGTGGTGACGGCGATGAATGCCAAGGGCTCGACCGCGGCGCCGCCGTCCAATGCCATCCCGGTGGCTGAGCCTGGGCGGGTGGCCGAGCCTAGCCGCTCGTCGGCTCCTGCCGCACGACGATAAATTTTCCTCTGCTGAGGATATCTCATGAAAGCCTATACGCTGGCCGCTGCGGCGGTCCTCTTGGCGGGCGCCTCGCCGCCGGCAAATGGCACGCTGATGATCAGCGCCGACATCAACGGCACGATCTTCAGCTGCGCCGACAATGCGGCGTGCGACACCAACCCGGCGGTTGGTCAGCTGCAAGTCGCCAACCAGACGATCGCCGGGGTGCAGTTTTTGGGATCGTCGCAAACCCAGGTGATCGGGCCGAACAACTCGTTGAACAGCTCGTCGTTCCAGTTCATCAACACCACCGGCAGCACCGTGGCGCTGCAGTTGGCGGTCAGCGGGACCGATTATCAAGGTCCGGTCGCGGTGTTCTCGGCCTCGGGCTCGGGCACCTTTCAGAGCGCGGTCGGGTCCGATATTGCGCTGTCGTACTTTGCCGATCCCGCCAATAGCCAGGGGGCCGTCACTCCAACCGATCTTCCTGGGACGCTGCTGGCTGGCCCGGATTTGAAAACCGCCGCGCTGCTGACCGACAGCTTCTCGTTCGACCATTCCGGCGCGTTTGTTGCTGCCGGTCCCTACTCGATGTCGTTGGGCACCACGATCGACCTGGTGGCGGGCGGCTCGGTGGTGGGCCGCAATCAGGCGATCGTCACCGAGCAGGTTGCGGTCGGCGAGCCGGGCTCGCTGGCGCTGCTCGGCACCGGGCTCGCCGGCGTGGGGTTTGCGTTGCGCATGAGGAGGAGATCCTCGGACTGCAGCCGCCGCCTGAGTCCGAACCCGCCGCGCCAGCGACGCGCCGCAGTGAACGCCAGGATTGTTGACGAGCCGTCGCGCTGGGCCGGTCGGCGCTTTTCCCAGATCGCCGAACTCGATGTCGGCAAGGCGCTGTTCGTGCCGTGGGAAGACCTCGACGACTACGACGCCGGCTATCCCATCATGCGGACCTACGCCTGGACGTGGGGAAGGCGGCTGGGCCGCAAGTACGGCACCCGCAAAGGCTCTGCCGGGATCTACGTGATCCGCCGCGCCTAAAAGGCTCGTGAGAAGGCTACCGGTTCCACGCCGGTTTTTTCTTTTTTGCCCTCACGAGTGCCCGTGGAAATGACCCGCTCATGTGTCAGCCAGCTCGAACGCGCAGACGATGTGCGCGGCGTTGACACTCGCGGTGAGGCGGCTGGTCGGCGCGGTGATCATCTTCATCGGCAAGCGCTCAGCCCCGAAAGGAACGTCGGTGAGCATCTCGACATCGAGCCAGATATTATTATCAGCGCTCTGGCGCACGCGGTTGATGTGGCTGATCGCCAGCGCCACACCGGTGTCAAGCAGCAGACCAAAAAACCACTCGTCGCCCGTCATGCGCGGCACAAACCACGCTGGCAGAAGTTTGGCCTCACGCATGATCCATGCGTCGTCGGTCATGCCCTCGGGAGGTTTTTGCCCATGGGTCGCATGGAGTGCGATCAGGCGTCGCGCCGTCAAACGCCAGATGGCCTGCACAGAACCGGCAGCTTCTGCCCATTCCAAAGAGGCAGGCCGTAATGAACAGGCCGACTCGTACGCGTAGTAGAGCGCCTCGGCCAGTTCCTCGGCCGTATCGAGTCCGAGTTCTATCATCGTTGTTCTCCGTTGGTCATCTTCGCGGCGGGCGGTTGGGGACCTGGACGCAGACGATGTCGCCAGTGACGATCATCTGCGCCGCGACTTTGGCGTAGCGCAGTCCGTCGCGGTGCTTGCGGGCCGCCTCGATGTCGGCGATGTCGTAGGTCCCGACAATCTTCCAGGGCGCTTTCATCACGCCGTCCCCGGCGGAGGCAAGGGAAACGTCTCGCTCGTGGCCGTGTAACCGCGCTCTCGCATCATGTCTTCCAATTGGTGCACGCAATCTGGACACCACCACCCGTCACGTTGCCGCTCACTCGCCGGGTTTTTGACAAAAACCCAGCGATCCTGCCCCGGTGCGTGACTAAGCGCGAGGCAAGTGTTGGGTTTTGGTTTGCCTGAGTGGCAGATGGTCGGCTGGTCGAACCCCGGTACTGCTCCGGTCAGAAACTTGATTAAAATCGGGTCAGTCATTTCGGCTGGGCTCCTGTGGAAGGTGGGAAGGGTTTGGGTTAGCCGTGCAGCCAGAAATGGCCGATGGCAATGCCGGCGCCGATGGCGGCGGTGATCGCGATGATGATTTGCATGATGAATTTGCGGTTTTCCAGCCGGATTTCCTGCCGCAACCGTTCGATTTGGATGGTCATCAGATCGATCCTTAGTTGCCGCTCTTCGTCCTCGTCGTCACCTTCATTGTTCATTGCTCAATAGGCCATCGCCATTCCCACGCCTTTATTGAGCGAGCGGGGCGACTAGCGAAATTAGGAGGTCGCGAAACCCGATCGGCGTCCGCTCTCGGATGGCCTTTTTGTGCTTACCACCGATCATCGAAATGACCCCGTATTTCCGCGCTCTCGCATAGCCATATCGCTCAATCATCCATTCTGGGATCTGCTGCGGCGCTCGCCCCCAAACAAGTTCAGGCGGGCCGTCGCCACAGTACAAGAGCCACGTCGGCTTCCGTGCGTCGTGTCCGTAGTGGTATTGATCGACTTCACAGGACCAGAGATTTGAAAACAAATCCCGTGCCCAGCCACGCTCTCTAGGTTTCGGCAGATCGAACTTGTCCCATGCCTTGCTTTGGGCCGGATGCTCAAGGACGCCACCATAATTTCGCAGAGAGCGCAACGCGGCGTCGAAGCAGCCGCTGTCGTCGCCGAGATCATATTGATGTGGTTTGCGCGGGGAGCCATGCCAGAAGCGGCCCCAGCGTTCGCAGGGCGGGTGGGCAATGACCGGATGCGGTCCAGCGTAATCGCGAGCATCACGAGGCGGCGACCACGGCTCTAGGTCGGGCATGCCGAAATAGACGCCCTGTGACTCAACGAAAAGCGCGGCAATGGTCATGGCTAATCGATAATCCCCGCAGCTTTCATGGCTTCCAACCCTTCCTTGTAAGGATCGGCCGCGACTTTAAACAAGCGATCCATATCCGAGTCGTACTCGTCGGCCTTCGCGTCAGTCAGGCAGCGGTTGCCGTCCTCGACGTAGTCGCGACCGCGCGTGTCGGGATGGAAGCCGAGACCAAATTCAGCCACCCACTTCCCGGCGATCTTCTGCGCTTCGGTGTTCGGGTTTCCGTCCAGATCATAGCCATGACATTCGTCTGTGAGTTTGTCGGTCATCGCTCTCATTTCCTCGGTAATTGTCGCGGTTGACGGCGCCGGGGCGCGATGCCATGTTTAGGGCCTTCCCCATTGGGGCGGCGTTTCCTGTGGAAGGGAAAAAGACGGCGGACCTGGAGCAACCCTCCCGTCCGCCGTCGCGCTTTTTTGGCTATGTCCCCCCTAGATCATCAGGCGAGCGGTGTAACGGAACGAGGCTCCCGCATTTGGACGCCCGTTCATGCTGCGCATGAAGTGCGCAGCCTTTGCCGCCGCTTCTTCCTGTGTCGCGAAACTTGCGACCCGGCCCTCGTGCTTGAGCCATGCCTCGCGGCGACCCGTCACGCCGCCCGATACCTCGCACCAGACGCCCCAGGCATCCGCGTCGTTGACGGGCAGTTCGCTGAACTTCATCGGTTTCGTCCTTAATCGAGATCGTCAGAAATTGTTGCAGTAGCCTTCAGACAGCGCCCACGCATAGAGCTGCGCTTCCAGGCTCGGGAGGTCGTTGCTGATCGATTCGCAATTGCCAAGGAGCAGCGACCATTCACCCTCAGAGTGCATTATCCGCTCGATGTAGAGGACATCGAGATAGAGGCGACCGCGCGCCTTGCCGCCGTCGAGCAAATCCCAGCGACAATCGTCAAGGGCCGCACCGAGATCGTCACAGTCGCGACCGCTGGCGCGGAATTGGTCGAGAGTTATGACGCGCTTGGCTTCAACCATGTCGACGCGCACGGTCTGCATCGGCCAGATCGGCATTTCCGACAACTCAAGGGCGGAAATATCGACGCGACCCTTCTCCTCATCGCTGCGGGCGACCCACGAAAAATTTTCGTCGCCTGCATCCCGCCATTCGGGCTTGATCGAGAGAATGTCGCCTTTGCGGATCATCGTGGGATACTCCTCGTTGGTTAGCATGGGTTTCGCTCCATCGCGCGCGGCGTTGCTCGCGAGAAAGCGGAAGATCTCGTTGTGTGCCGATAGCTTGGCCATGTGGGGGAACTCCGTGGAAGGGAATGCTCTTGTTGCCTCTTAGAGATAGGTATTAAAGTCCCATCGTCAACCCCTCGCGGGAGGTTTTTTGCGGCCGGGAGGGCGGATTTTGGTCGACACCTATCTATCGGCGTGCCCGAACCAGTGCGGATCGATAGCACTCGCGATGAGCGGGCTACCGCAATCGGGGCAGGCGGTCATTTAGATTTGGTTCCGCCATGTGGCGGCATCGGCGACCGACTCGAAGGCCTGCCATCCGCCCTCGCAGTCGATCACCTCGGCGGCCCATGGGCAGATGTCAAAAACATCCTCGCGCGTTTCGGCCGCCGGTTCACCCGGTTGCGCCGCATCCGGTGACGGTACGAATTGCTGTCTCATTTCTCGTCCTTTGTGGAAGGGGTGTCGTCCTCGGCGAACAGGGCCGAGATGTCGCAGTTGAACTTGTGGGCGAGCATCGCCAACGCGATCGCCTGCGGGACCCGCGGCGGGTGGGCGCCGGAACTGGTCGTGCCCGCCTCGTAGTGTCGGTAGGTCCGCATCTCGACCCCGACCCGTTGGGCCGCGGTGCTCTGCGACCACCCCAAGGCGGTGCGGATCGCGCGCAGTTCGGCGCTGGTCATGGCGGCCAAGATTGCGGGCGCAACACGAGGCAGCCGTAATCTTCACCCTCGATTGTGATCCCGTCGGCGATGTCGAGGTGATCGGCGACCGGGAACAGACCGCGATGAAACCCCAGCGTATCGATCGTCACGAGTAGCGTAGGGTCGGCCTTCTCGTAATACCGCAGAGCGGACATCAGTTCGGCGACCGTCATGACGCTTCCCCGACTTTCAGACCGTCTGTCTGCGTCCAGCCGACAACGGTCATTCCGCTGTCTTGGCATAGATTGGCAAGGGCCTCGCGCTCCCGGTCGGCCTCGGAGCCATCCGCAAAATGCTTTGCGCGCCAGCGCGCGCTCACAAAGACAGGTTCGCCGTCCTCGAACCCTTTGAACCAATAATCGTCGCCATCATGGATCGCATATTTGATTTCGAAGGTTGCCATTGGGGTGACTCCTGTGGAAGGGGTTAGTCCTTGGGTCATGGTGGGCTCCTTTGTCGGTAGAACGCTTCGCCGTCATCCGGTGCGAGTAGAGGATGAGCGGGGTATTCCTCTACGGGATTTCGCTTTATCCCGGCTTCCCGCCAGTGCGTGCCCGTCGTCCTTAGGCTTCCCGTTGTCCTACCGACCCGCTAGAGATCGGTATTAAAGTCCTATCTTCAACCCCTCGCGGCGCGATTTTACGGTTCTCAGTTCGGCTCGCTTGGCGGCCATGCCTTGCGCGGCCGGCCGCGCTTGCGGCGGACAATGGCGAGCGCTGCGCCCGGTTGCGGCCGCGGCGTCTGCTCATCGAGCCATCTGCAGGCATAGACGATGGCAAGCGGGATCGCCCATTCGCCGATCTCGTAGGCGGTGATCGTGCGATGCGACAGACCCAACGCCGCGGCCGCCTCCGCTTGGTTCAATCCCAGTTCGGAGCGCCAGCGCTTCAGATCGTCGCTGGTCATCACGGGATTGTCGGTTTCCGGTTCCATCGCTAACCTCTCGTTCCCCGCCGGCGGCACCCTTTGGTTTCCTTGGGGGTGCCGTTGAGCGAGGCACGCGGTCGGGCTGTTCCAGCAGCGCCGGCCGCACCTTTGTTCAATATTCGCTCGGCAGCAGGATCACGTTGCCGGTAAACCACAGCGTGATCCCCTCGGCCGGAAAATCGGTAAACGGAATCTTCTTGCGGTAAACCACGCGGCCGTTGCCGTCATCACAGATGAGCGCGGCTTGCGAGCCGCTCACCGCCAGTTTCCACACCTGGAATTCTTCCGCCCGCAAGGCCTTTTTGTAGGGTTGCGGGATGGCGATCTCGTCAAGCAACCAGTAGGCGCCTGCAGTATCGGCCACGTATTTGACGCCCTCGGTAAAGGTCACTTGCCGGTTGACTGGATGGCGATACCATTTCGTCGTGCCGGTGAATTGCGCCAGGATTGATTGGTCGAGTGTTGTCATAGGCTTGTTTCCTTTGAGATGCGGCGTTTCCAGAAGCCGCCAGTGCGCCAGCGCACCATGAAGCGCCCCGATAGGACTAGCTGAGCAGGGGCGCTCTGTGCTGCGCTCTTACGAATTGACCACCCATCCGTCGCCGCAGCGGTAAAATGCGCCGCGCACCGGCCGTGGTGGCGTCCGTACCGGATCGTTCGCGGCAACCTCGCCGTACTTCGCAGGATTGCCCGATATCGTCGCGAGTTCGCGGGCATGCTCGGACGCACGCCACGCGTTGAACGCGTCTACCACGTCCTGAGATATCGAATACCGGCTATCTTTGCGATGCAGCAAATCAATTGCCGCGACTACATCCCGTTGCCAGTCCGCAAGTGGAGAACCGTGATTGTAAATGCTTTTCTCGTAATCGCTCGCCATGGTTCTTAAACTTACGGTGTACCGCTCGCCATCGCCAAACACGTGATACTCGACCACACCCATATAGCTTGATGTCCAGCGGAACTGATACTTTTGCATGATCTCGTTTCCTTTGCTTGAAGCGGCGTTTCCAGCGCCGTGATTTGCAAGATAATGACGGCGCTTATTAATGTCAAGCGATTTCTGCTAGTTCCGCCAGATATTTTTTGGCGGCAGCCAATTCGTCGGGAAACAATTCGCTGAATTCGTTGACCAATTCGCGCAAGATCGCGATCGCGCGGAGATCTCTGCCATCCCGAATCGCACCCTTGGCTAGCGGTTTTTGGGAATGCTCGCTTTCCTGGCAAACCAGCGAAAACGCCGGCGGACATGCCGTGCCTTGGCGCTCGTCGGGAAATAAACCGCCGCTCTGTTGCCAGTCGCGATACCGCGCTTCAGCCAAGCGCGGACCTAGCAAGGCAGGGTCGCGGTCGGGAGCGTCAAAGATGCCCGCGGCATGCTCGCCGTCACCCGTCAACGCGAAAGACTGTGGTGCAGCGAGCGACTTGGTGTGCTGCGCTTTGGCTGTGCGATACCAGATTGCGGCGCTCATGCGGCGCTCCCGAATTTGGCGACTTGCCCGCGAACCCATGCGATCGGATCGTCAAGCAACGGATCGGAGATGAAAGCGCCCTCGATGATCAAGTCGCGCGTCGGGTCGGCGCCGAGCCGCTCCAGCAATCCCGCGAGGTAGGTTTTCCGGTCGCTCAGATATGCCTGCGGCCATCTGCCTATGATGTTGTGCAATTTGCTCGCTAGGCCATAGCAGAGCCGACGGAAAAAGGCGGCAGAGGTCAGCGCGTAGGCCGCGGTCGCGATGTCCAATGGCGTGGTGTTCACGGTCGCGGCAATCACCGATTCCGTCCCGTTCTTCGCCATATCCAGGCTGATGATCCCAAGCTCTATCGGCCGGATTCGGGACAACGCCATAACCAGCGCCAGAATAGCCGTTCCGCGTCGCGTCATCTGCTCCGGATTGACGCTGTAGGATGCCGTGACGATCACCCATATCGCCAGCGGCGAAGCTTCGCTCTCAACCGCCGCGCGGCGCCGCATGCAATCGGGATGGCCCGCGATAAAATCCGGCACGCTGGGCCAGCCGCCAACAATGTCCGAAATGATCTCCCGTTCGGGGACATCGATCGCTACCGCCAGCTTGTCGATTAGCTTTTCCGCATCCGGGACAAGTGCTGCATCGCCATGTCGGGCATATTCCAGGCATTGCGCTGGCGTCCCCTCGTCGTTCGCGCGGCTATGCCGGGACAGATAATGCTCCGCGTTGTCTGTCCCGATCGCGTCGGCCAGCGCCGCGATCGATTGGAACCGCGCAATCATGCTACCGACTCCCACTGCTCCGAACTCATGCCCTTGCGGAGCGTCATAGCAACCGCATTTTCCCACGATAAACCAGCTGCTATCAGCGACGCGCCATAGAGTGAGGCACGGGGCGAAACGATAACCTTCAATCCATTGCGCGCCACCCGTTCGCGAACCGCTTGCACGTATCCCGACCATTTCTTATCGGGACACAGTTCGGTCTCCAGATCTTTGTCGATTTCCCATGCCATGAAGGCGAAACGGTCGAGAAATGCCGCATCCTGTTTCATCCGGCCGGTAAAATCGGACGTCCCGCCGTGCCCAAACGTGTTGCCCGCGGCAATGATCACACAATCCGGATGACGCTTTACAATACCGTCCGGAAAATCCGCGCAACCGTTCGCTGTAGCCGCATTGAACGCCAAGAGGGCGCCCGGCAACGATGCGTCTATCTCGTCGAAAAGATAAACTCCGCCATGCTCGTAGGCTTGCCGGAACGGCCGCGACACAAGCTTGCCTTGCGCGTCGACGAAGCCCAGCAACTTATATTCGTTGTCGATAGCTCCGTTGAAATGAAACGGTAGGTCAAGCGCTGCCGCGACGCTCTCCGCAGCACTCGTCTTGCCCGAACCGGGCGGTCCCGATAGCCAGATGTTCAGCCGGTTGCCCTTGTGGTCGCGCGCTGAACATGCCTTCAACAGCTGCGGGAATTGCTTGTGACAAATCCCCAAATCGCGCGTTGTCCCGTTGGCTTCCGCCAGCGTTACCGATATCGCTTTCGGCCGCGGTGCATGCTGTTGAATAAGCTCGATTACCCGCGTCTCATCGACGCTCTCCGACGAGATGTCCCGTATGAGACTGGCGAGCCGCTCCGCTTTGCTTTGGCCAGCCGATGATCGGCTATCTGCCTGCGCCGTCCCGATTGTCCCGAATAACGTCCCGTTATCATCAGATCCGCCCGAATCCTCAGCTAGCTTCGCCGAGAAAATGTCCCCGGCTAATTCCGAACCCGCCGCTATCGGCTGACCGTCCCGAATATGCCGCAACACCGCCGCAAGATAATTAGGCTTGTTGTAGCATTTCCAAAGCGTGGCGATCTTCATCGCCTTCGCGCGCTCGCTCGGAATTCCCTGCGCACATAGCCAATTCTGTACCAGATGACGATTGTGCGAGCGTATCTCCGTTGTCCCGCGCGGCCCCAACTGCCGCTCTAATTCCACAATGTCCGATGCCGCTGTTCTCATCATTCCGTTTCCTTTGCTCGTCCCGTTTCCAGTCGGGATGTTTTCTAAATAGTAGCAGATTATGCCTACGTCAAGCGTTATTTTTAAAATTGCCCCGATTGCCCAGTTTTCCGCGGAATTCCGCCCTCCCGATTGTCCCGATTGTCCCGATTGTCCCGATTGGGACGGAATGCTCGGCACGGCTTGCTCTTTATCGTGAGAGAGAGAAAAAGGTCCGTCTCATTTGCGAAAGGTGTCAAACTGTCGCGTGCGATGAATTGCGCGAATAAATACGAGGTAGCCTGCTAATGCAGGTTGCCGGGACTTTGGCGGATATCGCAGGAAACCATCGAAACCGTTGCCCATCTGCTACCCACGCGCCGCCACCCGACATAAGCTGTTGATTTCATTCATGTAGCATCTGTCTCTAGAACAGCTGCCGACAGGCTCGAGCGCGACGCTCCGCCTTTGGAGGCTTGCGCTGGGTTAGGGCGCTCGCCTTACATTTTCCGGGGATGGGCCGCCGGCCAGGCATGGGGGGGGGCCGCCGGCCCGGCCGTGGCGCGCGTCATCTCAAGGCCCCCGTAGGACTCGCGGATTTTGCATGGGCCAGTTGAGTAACCCTTACAAAGATAAACCCGAGGGTGTAGGCATTTAGATTGGGATGGGGTAGGTTGGGGGGGGTGTGGTGGAGGAGCGGGAGGCGGGGATGGCGAAGGGGCGTGGTCGGGGTTTGGTGCCGTCTGGGTCGATTGGGGACATGGGGGCGGTGGAGCGGGAGTTGGCGAGGAAGTTGCGGGGGGGTGCGGGAGGGGAGTTGGCGGGGCTGCCGGGGTTGGGGCGGGGGATGAACGGGTCGCCGATGGCGGTACCGATGCCGGGGGTGGCGCCGGCCTCTGGGAGGAAGTTGAGCGAGCAGGGGGGTGCGCGGGGGCGTCGGACATTGGTGGCGCGGGGGCGTCCACAACCGTGAGGGGCATTGCTGGCACGCGTCGCACGCGGGTGCCAAAAATCCATTTTAAGGCCCGCTGAGGGGGTGGAAGGCTGGTTTGGGTACATCCACGGGTCGGAGCGGAATCGGGCATCAGGCGGGCTTCCTGGAGGATTTGAGGGGCATTTTCAAGCTGCGCCCGGCGGATCGGGCAATCGCCTGACCGTCACGACGGCGGTTTGGGCTTGACGCTGGAGCGCGCTGGCGAGCGCGAGGTCCTTTGCCTGCTCTTCGCTGTCGGCCGAGGTCGTGACGACCTCGCGGATTGCTGGAGCGTCGATCGTCACTTCGTAGATCATGGGTTTTCTCCTATGGGGTGCTGCTGAAAATACGCGCTCGGTTTCATGTCCATAGTGGTCACAAGAGCATGATCGAAATCGCCCACCACCAGAAGACGACCAAGAGCGCCAGAAGGCCCAACCACGAAGCGATGAAGCCCGGGCGCAATTGACGCCGCGATCCACGGGAAACAATCACCCCATGTATTTGACTCCCCAATCGAGAAGCCGGTCGGCCAGGTCGTTCCACGACCGGCAATAGGCATGGTTGATACCCAATTTCTCGGCGCGGCGGGCAAATTCCTGCTGATCCTCGCTCGCCGTGCCCGGCGCATGATAGCCGAAGATATCCTTGAAGCCCGGCCGCTTGGTCTCGACGAGCGCCGCGCCGCCATGCCACAGCAGCACCAGATCCGGCGCCCCGGCCAACAGCATCCCTTCGGTCTTCATCCGGTTGATGATCCGGGCGCGCATGAGACGCTCGCTGTCGCTGCGGCATGGGAAATAAATTCCGTTCGGCGTGACGAACGGCAGCACCGGATATTGCCGCAGCCGCCACAGGAACTCGGTCTGCAGGCTGCGTTCGACTTGCACGTACGGCGAATTTGCTCTCATTGAGACGCGATCCCGAGGTGCGCCTGGGCGTCAGTGAACGCCTGCTCCGGTGTTTTGCGCGGGTGGCCGCGGGGACGAGCTGGGTCGTGCACCGTCTGCTCGGCAAACGGGCGCGGCTTGCGGATCTCGGCGACCTTAGCCTCTTCCCGTTTCATGGCAGCCTCGCCGAGCGGCAGGTCGGCGAGCAAGCCGAGCTTGCGTCTGTAGGCGTCGAGCAGCGCGTATTGAAAATTGCGGATTTCGGCGTCGAGTTTCCGTTCTTTGACGATCTGGCGCAGGATCGCCGGGACGAGACCGGCTTCCTTCGCCTGGTCATAGACTTCGCGGCGTGTCGCGTTGTGTTCGGCGCGCTCCTCGTCCAGCGCCTCGATCCGCAGGACAAAGCGTTCGAGCGCCTCGCCGTTGATCACGCCGACAAAGTCGCCGGCGGTCCCGGTGTGCGTTCTTGCCATTGTTCGGTTATCCTTTCAGTTGCTCGCTCAGCGGGCGGTTTGGGTGTGGTGGGTCGGCGAACATTCAGCCAGCACTTCGGCGAACGGCCGCAGTCCGCCGCCATTGGCAACCCGCCTGACCTCGCCCCACAAGGGTGCCAGCCGGCGCCGTTCCGTCGCCACTTCCTCGAGCGAGCGGTGATCGCCGTCATCGGGAAACGGGCAATGCTCGGGCGCCGGCAGCGCCAGCAATTCCTCCGATCCTCCATCGCTCGCCGCGCGGCGGATCTCGGCCGGCGTCGGGAAGTAGCGCGGATGGTCGCGGAGCAAGGTCCGGCGCGCTGTGGCGATCTCCTGGCTCGACAGATCGCCAAGTATCTCGACGTAAAGCTCCATCGCCCGCGCCGACAAGGGGGCACGGAAAATCTCGCTCAAATCGGCCATCATCTGCATCAAATGGGTCAACGATGCCATGCTTCCTCGCATAGGCTAGGGCGCCCTCAGCGATCGCCCGATAGTTCGCCTCCTGCCGTCGTTCTGCCGGTGTTGGTCGTCGTCGCCGCTCGCGAGTTGGGTCATCGCAGCCAAACGTTCGCGGGTTGGTTCCGAGCGCTCGCGGGTTGGCCCCTTGATCCCGTGGATTTGCAAAACCAACGGGCGGCGGCGATCCCCTCCACCCCGTGGGGGGGACACAGGGGGGGTTCTTTGAGTCTGAGTCTTCTCGAAGAGAAGAAGAGTCAGAGTCGCCCGCGCGCGTGCGGGTCTTTTCCGAATTTTCGAACAATTTCAATTGGGTTAGATTTTTGTTCTCTGTCCGTTTTTTGGGGGGGTCGGGAGTCTTTTTGGACTCCTTTTCGCGTACCATTCGGCGACTGAAAATCACCCCGTCGGCGCTGCGGGAGAAGATACCGTGACGTTCGAGCTCGCCGAGCCAACGTCCGATGCTCGTCCGTTTTGCACCTGTCAGGCGTGCGAGATCCTCGATCGAACATGTTTTTCCGTCGACTTTCAGATAACCCCCGGCATGCGCGCAGATCGCCAGCATGCGCATCCAGAAACCTTGTGCCGGCCAACTACAGAGCGCCAGCTGCTTATCGTTTTCAAAATCGTTCCAATACCACCGGGTCGACGGGTTCTTCGCCAACGCCGCCTCCCTTGGTTCAGAGTTCGATCGAGGCGCGGTCTTTACTTATCTCCGGCAATCCCCATTTCTTGGCTTGGCTGGTCATGCTTTACCCTTCCCTTGAAAGGCGTGACTGGACCAGAGCCCCGGCTCTTTCGCGGCGCCGGGGCTCGTCATCTCCGGACGGGCAAAATCTCCACCCAAGAGAAAGCGGGCGTCAACCCACTAATTTTCTGTGTCGTTTCGGGGGATGTGGATAATTTTACTAAAACCGTGTTAGGCTTTGCTTTTTGGCGCTAGGCGTTACTATCTGTAGCGCTTTCGGTGCATCAGGTTCACCCCTGATTCGGGTTACGCGGTTATCGACGTGTTCGTGAAAATTCTCGTGAAAATCTCGTGAAATCGGTGAAGGGCACTTTTCGTGAACCCGTGAAAAATTAGTGAAAAGAACGTGATTACAGGCCATTAGCTATCTACTGAATTTTTTGTCGAAGCGCGGCATTTCGTCACAGAAAGTGTCTTTTTCGCCAAATCGGTTAATTTTTACAGATGGATGACAAAACAGTAAAACGTTACAGAAATTTACCCCACAACCAAGTAGTGCGAGACTGCCGATAGAATGCAAACGCCGGTCGATTGACATCCTCTCGCCCATCGACCAACGTTGTCAGACACCGGCGTTCCCCCCAACGAATCAAGCGCCGGGCCATTGGGTCCCCCGAATTTTGTCGAACGGGAGGAAGCATTGCCATGCTTCTCAAAGCGTATCTTTCTGAGCACGACCTGACGATTACCGAATTTGCGCTTCTGGTAAAAAACACCTCCCAGGTCGTCCGCACTTGGGTCGTTGGAACGAGAATTCCCTCGCCCGCAAACATGAAATTGATTTACCGCGTGACCAGAGGCGCGGTCGACGCGAACAGTTTTTATGGCCAGGGGCTGGAGCAGGAACCGAGCCCGAAGAAACCCGTCCGTCGCAATACCAAGGAAGCTGCCGAATGAACCATCCGCCGCTGCGCATTCACCTCGATAAGACTTCGATTTTTGATCTTATCGATGATACGCGCACGCTTGTGCAGTCAACGGCCGGCCTTCGGGTCGAGGTCGTCCTTGATGACATCACCTGGCTGCAAATGTTGCAGGCGCTCATCGATGGGTCCGGCCTGCCATATATCTCGCGGCAAAGATTGCAGATGATCATCGAAGGAATGGCGCCGCAGCAACGGCGGCGGATGTTGCTGGCAATCATCAAGGGAGCGCCCGACGATCCGCCGCAAGCCAGTGAATTTTTGCCGGCAAGGCGGCGGCGCAAATGAGATGCCGTATCCGTGCCGCGCTGCGGATCACCCTGATCGAGGTCTTCTCCCGATCGGGTTTATCGTCATCGCCGCTACCGAGCTGACCCTCATTCTTGTGCATTTGATAATTCGATGAAACACCCTCCGCTGCACGTTGTGATCGATGAGGACCAATTCCGTCGCCTCGTCGCCGGCGACCCGATCCTGATTGAGATCAAGTTCACGGAGCGGATGATCGTGACGCTCCGCAACCGGCTGGGGCGGCCACCCGATCCGCCGCAAGCCGTCGAATTTTTGCCGGCAAGGTATCGGCGCAAATGAGACGGCGGCGGCGTCATCTCGCATGGTATTTCGCGATCAGCGCGAGCCTCGTGGCGATCGGGGTGGGTTATGGGCTCACCGCGCGGCTCGCAGACCTGGCGGGCCGCGAGGGACTCATCGCGCGGGTGATTCGATGACCATCGTGATCAAATTCTTGCTGGATCATCCCCTCCTCTGCACGATGTCGCTGGCTGTCGCGCTCTGGGTGATCTTGACCACCACCTTCATGGCGCTGTGGCCATGACCGAGCCGACGATCACGATCCGCGCGAGTAGCTTGCCGCGGTACGCCGATTGTCCGCGAAGAGCGGCGAGCCAGATTTTCCGCAAAGAAATCGAGGCCGGCGGTCATCGCCTGCGGCGTCTCCCGTACAGCATCGCCGCCTTGCTCGGCTCCGCGACCCACCGCGCCGCGGACGTCATCTTGCGCGAGAAAAGTCACACCGGCGAATTGCCGGGGCTCGATGTCGGCACCGATGCCTGTCTCGACCACCTCTCTGATGCACTGAAGCAAGGCGAGACCAGTTTCGACCAGACGACGCCCAATCGCGGCGACGCCATCAGACAAGGCGTCAGCATGTCACAGCTTTTCTATCGCTCGGTTGCGCCTTTGATTCAGCCGCTTTTGATCGAACACAGACTCGAAGCCAATGCCGGCGAGGGAATCATTCTCAGTGGTCAAGCCGATTGCATTGCAGTTGAACCGGGACAAATCGATGATCTGAAAACCGGCGCCAGAAATCCGGGCAATTTCAATGCGCAAATCGGCGCTTATTCTTTGTTGGCAAGGTCGGCCGGAATCCCGATCGAGCAAGGTGCAATCGATTTCATCAAGCGGGTTCCGGTGTCCAAACCGCAACCCGATCCGATCAGGATCACCGTACCGTTGGCGCTCGCTGAAGCGACTGCGGTCAATGTACTGCGTCATATTGCAGACGATTTGCGGGTGTTCAGAAACGGCGACGATAGACTAGGGTTAAAGGCCGGCGATCCGGCAGCGTTTATGGCCAACCCCAACAGTAATTTGTGCTCGGCAAAGTACTGCACCGCTCATTCGACGACTTTTTGTCATGAATGGCGGAAAAGTGAATGATCAAATTATTCCCGAGGAAAAAATAATGGCCCAACAGTATCTGATCTGGTCCGAAGAGCACGGCGGTTGGTGGGGTGCCGGCGATTGGGGCTATACGCGGTCGCTGCGCCAGGCCGGCCGTTATTCAAAAGAGCGGGCCGATGAAATCGTCAGTAAGGCGAACCGGTTTATTGAACCACCCGCCTTCAATGAAATTGCCATCCCCGACCCGCTTGCGAAGGACTAGATTCCCCATGGCCCAGACCACCCGCCCACAGCTCGTCGCGCCACGCCAGATACAGACCCTCGAAGCCGTGCGCACGATGACCGGTGGCTTCGATATCGATGCTTTCCATGTAATGGACGAGCGCGACAACCAGTTGATCAGCGACGAGATCCTGCACGGCGCCGGCTCCTCGAGCTTTGTCTATCAGTTCGAGGTGGCCGGCAAGCCGGTGACCGGCATTTCGGTGATCGGCGCGCGGCACTTGGCGGCGCATTACAAGGGTCTGCAGCATCGCATCATCGCCAGCGTCGAGAAAATCGGCCCGCTCTTCACGTTTGTCGCCTATCCCGGCGAGCATCCGATGTCGGTCAACTGCTCGGTCGTCGCCGAGTTGGCCGAAGAGGCGGATTTTTATGCCGCAGTCGTCGAGATGACCGACCTGAAGACTGGCAACAGGATCCAAACCGAGCGCCGGGAAAGCAGGGTCGAATTCCGCCGCGACGGGTCGACATACGAACGGCCCAATTATGCGACGATCGCGCAATCAAAGGCCTATCGCAACGCGGTCCTGGCGCTGATCCCGCAGGATGTCGTCATCCAGTGGCGCGAGGCGATGCTCAAGCTGAAGAAGACCGAGACGATCACCGCCAGCGTGATCGACCAGAAACGTTCGAGCGTGTTGCAATTCGCCGCCCAGAAGGCGATCGCGCTCGATCGCCAGGCGATTGCCGAGTTGACCCTCGACCAGATCACCGGCCTGGGCGATGCGGCGCGCGAGGGACGCGTGCCGGCGTTTGTCCAGGCCGCCCGGGCTCTCGGTCTCGAGGTTGCCGGCGAGATCGCGGCCGAAACCGCCGAAACCCGCACCGCGGCGCCGCCGGCGGCCCAGGAAGGGGCATCTCGCGCGCAGACGCCACACCCCGCCGCCGGGCAAACTACCGCGCCAGAGCTCGCCAGCGCGGCCCCGCGACAAGATCCGGCGACACCACCGACGCCGGATCGCCCTCGGGAGGCAATTTCCCCGCCGAATGAGCAGAACTCGGCACCTCCCGAGGGCGTCCCTCAGCGCGGCAGACGCGTCAATTTCGAGGCGTGAGATGATCTCGATCGGCCTGCGCGATTTCCGCGGCTGCGAGCGGGCCGATCTGGCCTGCGATCCGATCGCCCTCGTCGCCGGCAGGAACGCCACCGGCAAGTCATCGATCGCCCAAGCGGTCGGCGCCGCCCTCTCCGGGCATACTCTTCCGCTTGCAGGATTAACCAAAGCGGCGGCGGGAATGCTGGTCAAGACCGGGAGCGCTGCGGCGCTTGTCGTGCTCAAGCACGAATCGGGAACATGCCGGGTCGAATGGCCCGCTTGCCAGTTCACGACCGAGGGTGAACCGCCGCACGCCAGCCTATGGGCGGCCGGGCTCGACAGCATCGCGTTGCAGCCGGCGAAGGATCGGGCGCGAGTGCTCACCGAATACCTCCATGCCGATCCGACGCGCGAAGATCTCGCCGCAGCATTGGCCGATGTCGAGCTCGGCGATGAGGCGGTCGTCGCGGTCGTCTGGCAACTGATCGAGGCACACAGCTGGGAGGGCGCGCATAGCATCCGCAAGGACAAGGGCGCCGAACTCAAGGGGCGCTGGCGCCAGGTCACCGGGGCGAATTACGGCTCGCGGATCGCCGCCTCGTGGGCGCCGGCCGATTGGCAATTCGAACTCACGCCAGCGAGCGAGAATGATCTGTGCGCGGCAATTGCGCAGGCCAAGGAGGTGCACAATAAAACGATCGCCGCGTCCGCGGTCTCGACCGCCGAACGCCAGCGCCTCGGCCAGGAAATGGCCAAGATCGAAGAGCATAAGACCGCGTTGCAACAAGCCGAGGCCGAGGCCGAACGGGTGGCGCTGGCGCTCGGCGCAGCCCAGGGCACGCGCGAGAAATTGCCTGCCGCAGGCGGCGGCCCCGAGATGCCATGCCCCCATTGCGGCGCGTTCGTCGTCTTGCGCCAGATCTCGCTGGTCGAGAGCCGGCTCGAAATGGCCGAAACGATCCCCGCAGCCGAGCTCAAGAGACGCCGCCTCGCGGTCGCCGAGGCCGATGGTGCGATCAGCCGGTTGACCGACGAACTGCGCAAGGCGGATCGTGCCGTCGAGCTGGCGCGCGATGCGCTGCAGTTGGCACTCGATGCCAGATACCGCCTCGACAAGATGCCGCCGGCGGCCGAGGGCGGTGCCGATATCGAAGCCGCCAAGGCCGATCTCGCGGCGGCCGAGCGCCGGCTCGTCGCGTTCCGGCAAAAGCGCGAGGCCGACAATCTCGCCCGGCAGATCGCGGACAACGATGCGGCGCTGGCCATCCTGGCGCCGGATGGGTTGCGCGCGAGGAAGCTCGCCCGCGTGCTCGAAGCCTTCGAGAGCACTCGGTTGCAGCCGTTGTGCGAGGCGGCCTCCTGGCGCCCGGTGACGATCGACCCGGCGATGACGCTGACCTATGGCGGGCGCCCCTACGCGCTATGCTCGACGTCCGAGCAATACCGGGTCCGCGCTGTGCTGCAGCTCGCCATGGCGCGGCTCGACGGGTCGCAGATGGTCGTCCTCGATGCCGCCGATGTCCTCGACGGTACGACCCGCTCCGGGCTCTTTGCGATGCTCGAGGAAGCCGGGTTGCCCGCGCTGGTCGCGATGACTCTATCGCGGCGCGAACAGGCGCCCGACCTCGAGGCGGCCGGCCTCGGCGCCTCCTACTGGATCGAGGACGGTGTTGCAGCGCCGTTGCGCCAGATGGCGGAGGCCGCCGCATGACGTGGGTGTGGATTGCGCAGTGCCTCTGTCCGCAGCGCCACTGCATTCTCTCCGCTGCCGGCGAGGCCGACAGCGAAGCCGACGCGGTGCAGAACGTCGAGGCGCCCTTGCGCGAACAAATCGCCGACGCACTGCAGTCGACGGTCCTGAACCCGTGGTGCGGATTATGTCGCGCACCTTCGGACGAATGGTTCTATGACCTCGGGCGCACCGGCTGGCGGACGCTCGACGAGGCGATACCGGCCATGAAGGAATTCGAGCGCCAACAGACCGCGACGGCGGCGGCCTGGCGCAAGCCCGACCAACCGCTGCATTGAGGGCCTCGATCCACTATGACCGAGGTCCGCGCCCTCTATGACGAGTTGCTCGATGTGACGCGCGAGTGGACGCGGCACGACCGCATCCTGCCGGGTGAAGAGCGCGCCCGAGCGATCGGCCGGCGGCTCCACGAGCTCGACGGCGAATCATTGATGCAAATGGCCTACTACCACGCGACCGCAGTCAATCCCGCCGCAACCGTGCTCTCGCTGCTCTGGGATGGCATCGGCGAGTGGAAGTGGTGATGCCGCAGGAAGTCGACCGCGAACGCGTCGCAAAGCTCGCCGTCGAGATCATGCTCGCCGTGCGTCGCACGATAACAATACCGCCTTTGGACCGCGACAGCGTCTATATCCCGCTCAATGCATTGGCCTTTGCCGTCGCGACGATCCTCGCCGGCACGGGCAACGACCCGGCGGCGCGGGGCTTTTTCGATGACGCGCTCTCGCAGAACATCGTGCTCTTACTGAAGGAGGAGTGATGGCGCAATCCCGTCCGGAAGAGATTGCGGCGATCGTCGATCGGATCAAACCGCTGTTGGCCGGTCAGCCGGCCGAATTGCAGCTCGCCGTTCTCGCCGACTGCCTGGCGATCTGGCTGGCCGGGCATTACGTCGAGGGCGACGCCGAGGCAACCCGGAAGATGCGCGCCGAGCTGCTCGCGATGCACTGTTCTGCCGTCCGCGAGCTTACCGAGATCAACGCCAGGATCATCGGCACGACGCCATATGTCGGACCAGCATAGGTTGACAAATGTTTAGCGATATGCTACTATAGGGGTATAAATTATGCCCGACGATCTTGGTATCAGTGATGTCGCAACCCGCCTCGGCAAGTCGCGCGGCTGGCTCAATTGGCGCCTGTCGCTCGATCGCGGTGAGGCGCTGCCCAAGCTGCAATTTCATCATTACATCGGAAGGACGCCCCGATGGGACGAAGACGAGTACCAACAGCTCCGCCAGGCGCTGACGACCCGCCATCCGGCCAAGGGCGGGCGACGGCGCAAGCAGCGTCTCGCACCGCTCAGCGACCCGCTGGGCTCGCCGTTGTCGAACGCGACGGACACTTCCATATCCACGGCACTATCAGCATCCGAGGATCCGCGCGCCGCGTGCGACGCAGTACTGGACTTCCAGCCCGGCCCGAATTTGCCGAAGCGGCCGAGCAGATCAAGCGCCAGGTCGAAGGCAATTTCGTCGACGAGATCGTCTACGGGATCAAGCCGTCGGTCGCGCTTGGCGTTGCGGCTCGTCGATACCTCGGGCTAGACGATGACGGCGACAAGATTCCCAATCGCGGCCATGTCGTCGCGTTTAGCGATCTAAAGAAGTTGCAGGCGGTGGTCCGCGAATTTGGTCTGCGCCGGGTTGACGAGATCACCGGGACCGAGTGGTCGGATTGGCTGTTGCGGCAAAATGCCGGCAATGTGGCCGCCACGATCCAACGCTACGCCGCACCCATCAAGGCGTTCTTGCGGTGGTGTGCCGGCGCGCAACAGGGCTGGCTAAAAGCCGTTCCGGCGATCGACTTGCCCAAGGTGCCGCGCCAGCGTCACCGCCAGCGCCGCCGGGTTGCCGAGCTCCATCCCGAATTGCTGGCGTTTTTGTTTGAGCACGCGCCCTTGCATCTGAAGGCGCAAGTCTATACCGAATGGGCGACCGGGCAGCGGGTCTCCAGCATTTTGTTCGGGTGCCGGCTGTGCGACTTGATCCTCGCTCCGGGGCGGAGTCAAATCACCTTTCACAAGACCAAAAACGGCGATGATGTTGTCTGCTATCTACACTCGGCGGCGGCCGAAGTGCTGGCCGAGTATCTCGAATTTCGCGGTCGCCTCGACCGGCGCGAGGGACCGTTGTTCTTGACCGATCGCCACAAGCCTTATTCCAAGCACGGGCGCTCGCATGGCTGGGGCAGCGAGAACAAGACCGCCTGGCGCGGCATGATCCGGCGCGCGGTCAAGGCGCGCCGCCGGATGGCGGCGGCCGCCCGCAGCACCGGTGAGATCGCCCACGCGCGCGCGCTATGGGCCGAGGCCGCCCTGTTGCGCCAGCTCACCCAGCATTGGCTCAGACACTGGTTTGCCACCCATGCCTTGGCGATGGGGATGCCGGAAAGCTTTGTCAGCGCGCAGGGAGGTTGGCGCGATGCCCGCTCGGTGCGCGGCTATGCCCATGACGTGCCGGAAATGCGTCGTCAATGGCTTGAGAAGCTCCCTATCGGGGCTCCCTCCGGCGGCGGGGATGACACGTTTGCGACACGCGGGGTTCGCGCAGGTCCAAATTATCCAACAAAATCAAAGGTGTAAGTACGACAATCCACGGCATTCACACGGGTGGGGTCACAGGTTCAATCCCTGTCGCGCCCACCAATCTTTTCAATCACTTACGGGCCAATTCAGATCAGCACAAAACGAACAAAACCAGCCTAAAACACGTCATTTTGGACCATCGCTGACACGTTTCAGACACGCGAACGTGTCATGCTCCGGCGAAAAAAACAAAACTAGAACGCTCATTCCATGAGCCTCGCGCCGGCGTCGTCCAGATCGGTCAGGAAATTTTCGATGCGATCCTGGATCGCCTGCGCCAGCTCATTCGCCTTTTCCTCGGGCACCGCGTAATCGGAGAGAAAAAATCGCGCCAAGTGGAGGCAGTTGTCGTCAAAGCTCCACACGCGCTTTCGGGTCGGCTTCGTATCGTCAGCCACGTATCATCTCCCTCGCCCATTCCTTACCAGCCTTGAAACCTTCCTGATGGCCTTGCTCGCGAGCGGTAATCATGGCTTGTTCTATCTCCGTCACAATCGGCGCAACGGAACCAAGTTTGTGTGTCCGAAGATCATAGGAGTTCTCGATCGCGTTGGCGAACCAGACGGTAAGCCAGCCCTCATCCATATCGCTGTAGCCGAGGTTGATGGCGCACTTGCGGAACTCGGCCGCCCATTTCGTGGCGTCGTCCCCTAGCCGCTTCAATAACTCGCCGTCAGTTTCGGTCGTTTCAGGTTTGTCGGCCACGGGTTGGCCCCCGTCGCCCGATTTGCACAGGCTGTTCGGCCCCGGCTCTTCGCCGAGGCTCTGCGACTTGCACGGGGTCGTTTTAGGTTTGCTCATTCCTCGTCCTCACACGCGGGATCGGTCGTTTGCTCAGGCGGCGATTGGGACATGCACACTCCCCGTTGCATGGATGGCAGCCGGTCGCGCCCATGATCGCTGAAACGCTTTCCACTCCGGTCCTGGCGCGTGTTTTTCGGCAGCGATTGTGTCAGGCTTCCAGAGCATCGCGAACGGCGTGAAGCCGATGGCGAGCATCTGTTTAAGCCTGGCCTCGGCAAGCGACAGCGTGTCCTTCGGATAGCCGATCAGCACGTAGCAGCGCAGATCATGAGATGCGCGAGTAAAACCGGCGGCGAGGAGCCGGCGGGCCGCGCTCTCCAGCGTCTCGAAAGCATCGCCGGGATCGTAGGCGAAAAACATCGTCGGCCGCGGCGCAAGGCTGGCCAGCAAATCGACTTGGTAATCTTCCAGCGACAGAGCCTCAAGGCCGCCGGTGAAGGCGAGCTGGCCGCTCCATCCGGGCCATTGTGCTCGTGTCTGCCGCCGCAGCATGGCGAACACCGCTTCGACATGGTCCCGCGGGCAGGCGAGAAGGTTGTCGTCGAGGATGTTCCAACCATCGTAGATCGGCAGCACGTTGGCGATCGGCCATTTCTTCCAAACGCCGCAGAACCAACAGCGTCTGGGGCAACCGCGCGAGGTGATCGTATAGCCCGGTTTCACATAGCGGCCAGGAATGAACTCAAGACTGTCGTCGCCGTAGGCTACGCCGCCGATCTTGACAGGAGCAACATAGCGCCAGTCTTCAGCGAGCTGCTCTGCGCGGTCTTTGTCATAGGTGAAGGTTACAGAAACGTGGACCTCGTCGGCCTCGGCAAAGAGGTCGGGCGCCCCGCAATAAGCGAGCTCGTCATCGGGCGTCGCCTTCGTTCGTCGAGGAAAGACGCGGATCAGCCGCATCCGGTCGTATTCTCAGGTGAGTTTTGCACGCGCAGACTCCAAATTGTAACAACGCTTCCGGAACGTCGCGACCTCCTTGACGCACTCCTGGCACGGAGGATCGAGCAGGATGTGCTTGCCATGCTGGCAACGGGGCTCTCGGTCGGTCGTTTCCGAATTGTCACTCTTCATGTTCACGCTCCAATGCGCGTTGCTCGCCATCCCGGCGGCCGTCCTCGAATGCCTCGTCAAGCGCTTCGGCGATCGGCCCCCGCGAGATCGCAAAACCGTAACCAGCGGTAGGTTATCCTCGGGCGATCGGTTAATATTTGCCCTTCTGGTAAAATGGCTTTCACGGAGGAAATCTCACATGCCGTTTGTCTCAGGCTTTTTGCGCATCCGCAGTGGCGGACATCCCGACCAGGGACTGCCGGGCGCGCCGGTTTATCCCGACAT